TGACAAGTTCGCTGGATACAGAAAGCAAATGTTCGCAAGGTCGCAGAGGGATTGTGATAAGAAAGAACATATTTTTATTCCTATTACGGATTTAGAGGTGATAGGAACTTGGGAAATAGAAAAAAACCCTGCCTATAAGGCGAGTAATGGGTTTTAATCTTGATTTTTATATACAATAATCTAATTTGATGATATAGATTATTGTTTTTTGATTATTTTTCAACTTTTTTGATTTTTATTTGATTTTAATACGAATAATTTTAAAATTATTGAATACAATAATGTATTAGTAATAATCTAAACTCGCTATTTTGATTTATTTTTATTGTTTTTAGGTTTTTCTTTGTAATAATCTAATTATACACCACTATAATAACCTAAATCGTTTTGTTTTTGTCTAATTGTTTGAGTAAATGCGGTTCTTTTATCATTATCTTTAAAACAAGTTCGTAGCGTTTGTTGCTGGTTAATTATTTTACCTTTTTTATTTTTTGTGAGGTAATAATGCTCGTAATCAAACCACATTAGTTCGCCATTTCGCATTAAGGGTTCTACCTCTATTGTTCGTTTCACTCTTTTTAACATATAGAATAATTCCCAGTCGCAAACAAGCATCTTACCTTGTGAGTAATCGTAGCATTTGTCGCCAAGTTCTACCCACGAATGAAAGATGGGGAGACCTTTGCCTTTATTTAAGTGTATGTATTTCTCCGCTCTACTCCAACATTCACCTTGAACTATCTTTGCTCCCAATTTTTTTAATTTTAACCAAGTTTTTATTGATTGTTCTACGCAATCACCACCTCCGTTTGAATACGGACTATACCCTTCTGTTTTTTCGCTACATTTATAAAATGGTTTCTCATTCCATTCTCGTATCTTTATAGCATTCGCTCTTACCTGTTCTACAACCAAAGTGTAGCATTCATCAATTTCCTTATTCACTTTGCGATTTCTTAAAGTTCTTGACATTTTTGTTGCTTGATTGCGTATCTGTATTTTATTTATAATCTAATCAATTTTATACAAAAAAAGATTTCAATTTTTTTTTGTAAAATAAAATGTGTAGAAAATTGAAATGCTTTTTCTAAAATAATTTATACGCATCAGGTAAATCATTTTATTATCATTTTAAAAAAAAATTGAAATAGATTTTCAAGAATAAATTATACGCATTAAAATAACAACAAAGCAATCAAAATGTTCCAATACAATAAATCCAAGACCTATACCCTCACTAACGATATGAACGATATTGACAATTATATCGGTTGTCGTATCCCAATGATGATGAATAGACCGATGTTTGATAAGAATGGGTTGAGTGATGACGAGATAATTTCACGCTTATCCAAGTTTCTATATTTCGTCTGCGTGTTTGAGAATGTATGGAGAGCAAAAGGAGCGGACGATTGCCGAACCTTACCACAGGGCAACGGCGAGTTCTTATTCACCGCTTTAAAAGGTGATGATGTCCTGAAACAGACAAAAATGGTGCTGTGGTAATTAATCCTTGTAATGCTTTATCATTTTAAAAAAATATTCTTTATAATCATCTTTCACTTTACTAAATATAAAAAATAACCAACAAATAGAAACAAAAATCAAGATAAACATTATATACTATAAAAACAAATAAAAAATGGGAATAATCCCTTTTTTATTTTTTATTTAATTAATTTTAAAACAGGTGATAAATATATATAAGTTCGTCATTCGTCAATAATATTTTTATTTTTTAATTCTATACCAGTTCGCAAGTCCCATTTCCACGCATCTTGCGTCGCTTGGTTCAGCGTGTTCCTTGTCGTATTTGAAACCATATTTGGTGTAAAACTGGACTAACATTCGGTCTGCGATGGGAAACTGGATTTTGATTTCAGGTCTGTTTGTATCCGCCCACGCAATAAAGTCGTCCATCAGTAATTTACCATATTTGTTGCCTCGTTCTGCTCCATCAACCAAGAGGAACTCCAAACAACAACCCTGCCCTCTCTTGCTTTTCTTGGGATAATCCCAAAAGGTAAATCCAATAAACTTGTCATCTTTCATTAGTAAGCGGAACTCCCAGTTGTAGTCGTCGTATTTTGAGAACTGCTTGGTTTCCTCTCGGTCAATTCGTTCCTGCGTCCAACCAGCAAGACGGAGTTGCTTGGTTAAAGCAGGGGATAATTTCCGTAGCACCATATTCCAAATGGGGTCTATATAAAAGTTGTGGGTCAAAGATAATTTGACAACAGCGTTGGTGTGCTGTCTATTAGTCAGGTCGCCGATAATAATTTGAGTAGTCATTTTGTTAAGTTGAGTGTTGCTTTGTTGCTATACGATTTATTCTAAAATGTCTTTCAATTTTCTACAAAAAAAGATTTCAATTTTTTTTTGAATGCTAAAAAAAATAAAAATAAATTGGGGGTGAAAAAGTGTCAAAAAAAGATGGTTGGATTTTATTTTATTTTTATTTTTTTTTGTAAAAAATTGAAATGCTTTTTTCACAAAGTTATATTCGTATCAACTCAAACCAAAATTATAGATTTTTAGTAATCTCAATTTTATTAGCAAACAAAAAAAAATTGAAATCAATTTTCGTATAAAATTGAAAGGCATATTACAACAAGAACTTAACGCAACAAGCAACTTAACAATTATCAAGAATGTTTAACTCCACCAAAGCAAGAACTATTGAGGAAATCCGCAACTCCAAGTGCGACGAGTATAAGGAAATGACTGCCTCCAAAGCAGACCTTTTGCGATATGTCGCCGAGTTAGAGGAGGAACACGGCGTAGGTAATGTGAATGTGGAAATCCTCGCCAACGGACAAGTCCATATCAGCACTACCAATTTCGTAACCCAAGAGGAAATTATTGACGGACACTTTTGGGTGGAAACCCCTGATGGTGAGGTTTATAATGACCTGACTGGTGCGGAACATATCGCCAAGTTTGAGGCAAATGGCGAAACTGCGGTCTATCTCCCTGCTAATCCTGATGACGAGGCAAGATTTATCGCAAAGAAAATGATGATGGTTCAAAAAAATATTGACAAGGTAGGTAGTGCGGAGGAATATTACCAGTCATTAGCGAGTAAGCGTATGAATGGGTTTGATTGTTTCCAAAATGCGACCTTGATGGCGTATCAAACTGGATACAGAATGAGATACGGACATTTTGGAGCGATGAAACCAAATGGTATGATTTACTGGTATTTCGGTCACCCAAAAAATAAATACGAGGACTTTGAGGTCAAAAAAGATAAAAAAGATTACAAATCAGGCGACACTCATTACAGCGACCACCCATACCTCGTGGAGAAAAAACAGCGTCAATTCCGCCTCAAACAAGAGGCAAAGGAACGAGCAAAGGCAATCCAAAAAGCGAAAGACGATGCCGAGTTTGAGGTGAGAAAAGCACAGCAGGAGAAAGCAGAGGCAGAATTACTTGCGATGCTTGACAAAGAGGACAGCAAAAAGAAATCCAAGAAACAAAACAATAAAAAATCAAAAAAATAAAAATAAAAAATAAACTAATTTTAAAAACATTTAGAAATAATATTCACTTATATATATAACCTGTATGATACATTTACAAACCATTTTAATTAATTTAATTATAACATTAGGAGTATGTCTGCTTATTACGCAGTCATACTTTTTTGTTCGGTTGAGTGGTGGTGGTTCAGCAAGACATTTGAGAGGTTGTTTGGACTGGTAATTACATTTCCAAAAATCCACCGCAACTACACAGATGACTTACCAAGTCATTCTTTTTTACTTTTGTTAATTTTATTCTGTGCTGTTTAGGTAATTTTTTTGCGAGTGCTTTTAGTTCTCGCAAAGATTTCTTTTTTAGACCTTTACCAATCATATTTATATCTTCTTGACCCATTTTTACTTTTTCTTGTTGCTCTTTCGCCCATTCTTCCGCTAATTGTTTGCGAACTTTCTTTGGAATTAAACTTGCTCCTTCAAATGATACTCCATTAGGGTCGCCCATTAATTCATCGGCAAACATTTCTGCCTGTTGTCTTTGTTGGGGTGTCAATTGGGGGTTCTTATCAAATACCTTTCTAACCCAACTAAACATTCCTCCACTACGACCTTGTCCTATTTCTTTGTCTTGGTCTGCTCTATCTAATACACTAACAGTATGCTCCGCAAGTGGATTTATTGTTTTGCTTTCAAGTGTGGTTGTATTCTTATCTTTTTTAAATAATGGAACTAAAAATGAAACTGGGTCATATTTGGTGCGGATTGAATATGTATTATCACTTTTCTTTTTTAACGCATCAGGAATATTGTATGCTGGGTTTAATTCTATCACCTCTTTTGAGTTCTGCCCTACATCTCTCGCCAATTTTGAACCGAGAGAATGACCTATTGTGGTAATGTTTTTTGCTCCGTATTTTGCTTCTGCCTTACGCTGAATATCTTGGGCGTGTTTAAATCGTTCTGTATTGTGGAGGTCAAATCCAAGAGCATATTTCAGGTCAGTTCCTATATCGTGAATACCTTGTGTGCCTCTGTGTGAAACTACAACCTCACCAGTTTTTTTATTTTTATAAACCTGAACTCGTTGTCCTGATAATTCTTTATCCACTTCGTAATCTAAATAGTTGTCAGGTGTTTTGTCATACGATTTATTTAATAGTCCTTTTAAACTTGAAATACTTATTTTACCACCTTGTAAAGCAGTATTATATAAATGTCTGTATAATCCACCTACTTTTTCATCATCACTTTCGCTGTCGCTTTCACTACCAGTATCACTATCGGTTTCAGCACCACCTCTCGCTGAATGTTGCGGTAAAATTACATTTAAATAAAACGACGCTCTTTTTTGTGTTCTTGGTTGAAACTTTTTAGGATTTCTCAACACCATTTTCGCAAAAGCATCTAAATCTTTTACTTTTGATTTTGGATATTGATGTCTATACGCTTGAAATTGTTTGGTAAAACTACCCCATTTGATATTTTCAAAATCTATATTTCCACTCATTTATATTAATACAATATATTATTTTAATATAAAATTACATATAACGACGAGGAGTGTAAGCATCTGCTCCCATTCCTGTTCTAAAACCTGCTCCTGTTGATACTGAACCTTCGTCATCATCTACTTCATCAGGAGTAGCGTGGGGATTTGCTCCAATACCAGCATTATATCCTTCAATTAAATCACCAAATCGTTTTTCCCACGCATTAAAATCATCTTTCCAATTACTTTCTAATTCGCCTAATGCTTGTGCGGTTTCTTCTAAATGTTCGGCGTTGTCTATTTGTTCCATTATATCTTCAAGAGAACCTGATGCGTTTTCTATAAAATGAAATAGTTGGACGATTTCTTGGAATTGTCCTGTTGAAAATTGATTTAAATTGTTTCGCAATACACGATTAGTAAAATTAATAATATCGGTTGATTGCTTAATAAGATTACTTGATGCTCCTACAAATCTATCTGCTATTACTGATGCTCCTGTTTCTTTTTTCTTGCGTTTATCCGTAACAGATGGTAAAATGGTTAAACCACTTGTGGTTACTAACTCTGTCAAAGATGCGAATATGTCAGTCAGTTTTTTTACTAATATTTCAAAAGTTTCTGCTGTGTTTTTGCTCGTTCCACCATCTACCGCAACTTCTCTTCCCTTAAAGTTTCTGCGTAGGTGTTTATTTACCTGTTTCTTCGCTTGATTAAGTCCGTTCAAATCTTCACTATATTTCAAAATAGGCATTTATATTATATTGATATATTTTTTTAATCATACGACTATCCTAAATTAATATAATCCGTGTGCCTTTACATACTTGGACGCTTCAATCATCTTCATTCCTTTCTCACGCATTACACGCTTGACGATTTCTGCTCTCTTTGCTCTGCCTCCTGCTCCTGATGTGAGTGCGGAAATACCAGTTTTAATACCTTCTTTTAGTAGGTCTTTTCCAACCTCCTTGACAATTGGGTTAGAGATGATGGATTTACCGACATTACCAATTCCTTTAAACACACTTCCAATAGAGAACTTGCCTCCCTTTTTACCTTTGCCTTTGGAAACCGCCATATCCATCGGTCTTACCATTTCTACCATACTTTCTAAATCAGCACCACCACTTACCGCTCCACCCTTCTTGCGTCTGCGACCTGCTCCACTTGACTTACTTTTGGCGTAATCAAGCACAGCATCTTTACCCATATTAAGACCTTGTTTGAGTAAATCTTTGCCGACCTCTTGGACGATAGGATTGTTAATTACTGCGTGTCCTACCGATTTAGCACCATTACCCAAATCTTTTATTAATTTACCAAATGAAAATCCACCAGTTTTGGTCTTGTAAGGAGCAACGATTTCGTGTAATTTGGCGAATGTGTGAGATTTCTTTGCTCCAAGAGGGGCAAGAACGCTGACAATATCCATCTTTTTTCTTGGAACAGGGTGTCCTAAACCGAGCAAAAGAGGAGCGAAAGGAACAAGGGTTTTCGCAATTCCAGCAAGAGTGTCGCCTACACCTGAACCACCTGATTTCTTACCTCTTTTTTTGTGTCCTAATCCCATCAATAGAGGAGCAAGAGGCAATAATTCTTTTCCAACATTTCCAGCATCTCCCAAAAAATCGTTAAATGAATAACCGCCTCTTTTGTGTCCTAAACCGAGCAGACGAGCAGGAGGGAATAAATCGCCGATAATTGAACCGCCAACAGCACCATCTATTCCTGCGTATGCTCCGCCTGAATGAACCGCAAGACCACTATTCATATGAATAGGAGGATAAGCAGGACTATTTCCTGACAAAATATATTGCTGATTAGCAGGAGAACCACCGCCGATTTTTGCTCCGTGAAAGTTTCCTAACTTCTCACTAAACATCGTGGGGGCATACGCCGTTCCTGCTTTTCTCCAATGTTTCTCATCTAATTCGTTGAGAATATCAACTAATTTCCTGTTGTAAGGCACATCGTAAGTAATGTTCGCTTGGGGCATTTTATATATAATAGAAATATAATAATATATAAAACTGATTTGAATTATTTGGACGAATGACGAACTCCTATATATTTATCACTCAATTTGAAAAAGGTAAATTGATTTGAAATATCCTAAACTATTTGTTTAATAGTGCTTTTTAAGGCGACCTCCTGATGTGTTGCCGAAACCACCACCGCTGGTGTTTCCTCCGCTTGTCGCCATTCCAGCAGACATCACACCTCCTTTGGTGTGGCGACGCATTCCCTTAATAGCAGTAAGAGAGGCATTCAACATCTTTCCACCAACCATTCTTGCGACTTCGGCAGAGGTCATACTTGATGCTTGACTGCCTGATTTGGCGGACAAGACCATCTCCTTTGTCAAAATACCAGTATAGATGGAGGAAACGCCTGATTGAGTAACAAAGATGCCTGAATTGACGCAGACAATAATGATTTCAGGAGTAATGCTAAATCCAAACTGATTAGTAACGGAACACTGGAATTGGAAATTGTAGTTTCCAAGAGAACCGCAGGAAATATAGTCAGGGAGCGACAAATCGTAAGCAGGGTTAAGCACCAAAAGAGAACCAGTAGAGGCAACCAAACTACCTGCTCCTGTGGCGTTGTTAGTAACGAGTTGCTGACCGCTAAACTCACCCCAAGATTGAGTGCTTCCGTTGCGAACAGACAAACGCCAAAGGTCATACTGGGAGGCAGATGACAAAAGACCACTTTGGTTATTAAGATTGATACTGATGTTGTTGATAGTCAAGAAAGAGGAGGTATTATACCATCTTTGCTGGGACATCGGCACACGAACATTTATCAAAAATAAATCTGGTATTTGATTGATTTGTAAATTGGAACTGGTTAGAGTAGCAGAACCAAGAGAGGCAATCGTAGGTTGATTTGCGGAGTTGGTTAAATATCTTGG